ATAACAAGACAAGAAGTTGCTGCAGGTTTAGGATGTACAGTTGGTAATGTAGCAAGACTTATGGCTGCATATCGTGAAGATATAGAAATAGAAGCAGCTACACAAAACTGGGAACTATCTGATGATGCAAAGCAATCATTAAAAGAGTTCAAAGGTTTTAGAGATAGATACTTTCTTACAGAACTAGGTGTACCTTTTGAAACAGCAGACTTTCACAATAAGTGGATTAAGTCTATAAATAAAGCATTACTTAATGGTGGACAACAAATGATATTGTCACCACCAAGACATGGAAAGACAGAACTACTTATACACTTTGTAGTTTGGCTTATATGTAGAAATCCAAACATAAGAATACTTTGGATAGGTGGTAATGAAGATATTGCAAAAAACTCTGTATCTTCTGTTTTAGATACTTTAGAGAACAATGAAGGACTTAAAGAAGATTTTTGTGGACCTAATGGTTCATTTAAACCAGCTACAAGAACTGGTAAATCTTGGTCACAAAATGGCTTTACAGTATCTACAAGGACTGTTTCAGGTATAAAATCACCTACAATGGTTGGTTTAGGTAGAGGTGGTAAGATTCTATCAAGAGACTGTGACATAATTATTGCAGATGACATTGAAGACTTTTCATCAACTATGCAACCTGCATCAAGAAAAAACACTAAAAACTGGTGGACTACAACATTAGGTTCTAGAAAAGAAGAACATACCGCAATGGTTGTAATTGGCTCAAGACAACACCCTGATGATTTATATTCAGCATTATTAGAAAATGAAGCATGGGAAACAATAGTTGAAGAAGCACATGACTCTATGTGTGTAATACCAGAGTTTGATGAAGATGACCATAAAGATTGTATGTTGTGGGAAGATAAACGTAGTTTTAGATGGCTTATGAATAGAAAAAGAGATGCACAAACTACTGGTGGTGTACAAAGATTTGAGATGGTATATCTTAATAAAGCACAAGCAAAAGGTTTATCTTTGTTTAATCCAGAAGTTATAAAAGAATGTTATGACCATAATGTTGATTTAGGTAATATACCGCAATCTGCATACCTTGTTGCAGGACTTGACCCTGCTGCTACAGGATATCAAGCAGGATTTTTATGGGCTGTAGAAACATCTGTTGATGATATTAAGTTACAAATGGTTGATATGGAGAATCAACAAGGTGGAGGTCTTGAAGAAGCACGTAACCTTATTAAAAAATGGTTTGATATGTACAACTGTTATCATTGGGTAATAGAAGAAAATGGTTTTCAAAAAGCTATTCGCCAAGATGAAACTACAAAACAGTTTGCAAATATGCATGGAATAAAGTTAGAAGGACATGAAACTCATAAAAACAAATGGGATGAGAGATTTGGAGTTACAGCTTTAGCACCAATGTTTGCAGAACATAAAATTGTTTTACCTTTTAGTTCACCAGAAGCACAATCTAAGAGTATTGCATATACAAAACAACTTTCATATTTTGCTTCAAAAGGCAATAAAAACTCTTATAAAAGTGATATAGTTATGGCAAGCTGGTTTCCAATGAAAGTTATTAGAAACTTGCAAAAACTAACATACGCAGATATGGGATTAGATTACACTCCTAGTTATGAGGGTTACAATATGTTAGACTTAAATGATATACCATGGAGTTAATGTGACGCCTGACCAGATTATAGATAGAGCAACTAATCTTAAAAAGATGCATGATGATTCTCTTATAGATAGAAGTAGATTCAGAAACATTCTTAATGGTGGTGAAAATGGAATAAGAGATTTATTAGGTCCAGGAATGGATGGTATGGATTCTTATACATTACCAGCACCAAACTTATTATTATCTGCTTTAGATAGACTTGCACAAAAAATTGGTAAAGTACCTACACTTGATGTTCATATTACAAATGCAAGAGATAGTCAAAGAAATAAAGGTAAAAAAGATAAATTAGAAAGAATCGTTACTGCATTTGATAAAATGCAAAGATTAGATTTACAACTTCCACAAGTGGCTAGATGGCTTCCTGGATATGGATTTGCAGTATGGGTTATTACATCTAAACCAGATGCAAATGGAAACATGTATCCGTGTGCAGAACTTCGTAATCCTTATGATTGTTTTCCTGGATATTATGGAAATATGCAAGAACCACAAGAACTTGCAATTATTCAAAAAGTTCCTGTAAAGAACTTAATACAGATGTATCCAGAACTTAAATCATATTTTGAAACAGATAACAAAGATAAACAAGAAGAGTCTTATAACATTTCATATCAAGGTTATGGAGAAAGTGGTAGTTGGGAAAATTCAAATGAAAGTGGTGAGGTAATACTTGAATATATGAATTTAGAAGGAACTTACATATTACATCCTGCTTCAAGAAAAATATTAGATTTTGTTCCTAATCCATTACAATCTGGTCCAGCATTTGTTGTTGCTAAAAGATTTAGTTTTGATAAATTACAAGGGCAATTTGACCAAGTCATAGGACTTATGGCTTCTATGGCAAAGATAAATATTTTATCTGTAATAGCTATGGAAGATGCAGTATTTACAGAAACAAACATTATTGGAGAGCTAGAGTCAGGACAGTATAGAAAAGGTAGAAACTCTATAAACTATTTGTCTCCTGGTTCACAAGTAGTAAAACCTGTAAACAATTTACCATATCAACTCTTTGAATCTGTAGGTAGATTAGAAAGACAACTTAGAGTTGTAGCTGGATATCCTGTACAAGATGATGCTATATCTCCAAACTCTTTTGTTACAGGTAGAGGACTTGAAGAATTAGAAGCTGGTGTTGGTGCAATGGTTTCTGAGTATCACACAATATTAGAAAATGCTTTACAAGAAGTTGATTCTAAAAGATTAGAGCTAGACCAAAAATTATTTGGAAGACAAAGAAAACCTATTAGTGGTACATACAAAGGTGCATCATTTGCTGAAAACTATACTCCTGCAACTGATATAGACAGTAACTTTGTTACTAAAAGAAAGTATGGAGCTATGGCTTCTTTTGATGCTCCAAATAAAATTATTACTGGTTTGCAGTTATTACAAGCTGGAATAATTGATAAAGAAACTATGCAACAAGAAATGGATGGTTTAGAAAATCTTACACAGATAAATGAAAGAATTGTAAAACAAAAAACAGAAGATATTTTATATTCTATGTTGCTACAACAATCACAACAAGGTGATAAAGGTGCAATGATGGCTGTTGTAGAAATATATAATAATCCAAAAAACATGGGTAATATATTAGAAAAGTACTTTACAACACAAGGTGAAGAACCTAGTCCTGAAGAACAACAAGTCTTGCAACAGGCTCAAGCTCCTCAGCAACAAGGACCACCAAATCTTGCAGCATTGTTAGGAGGAGCTATTGGTTAATGATGAAAACTTTACATTTGCACAAATTATTGCAAATAACTACACGGTAGAAGAACAACCTATGTGGGAAATGTATGAAGATGCATTTAATGAAGGACTAATGAGTCAACAACAAAAACCTAATTTTATTATTGATGCAATAACTATTGCGTTTATACCACAGTTAGGAAGAATTGATTTACTTGTTGTTCCAGAAGATTTTGATTATGGAGATTTAAATGACAAGATATAGTCCACAAACTAATAAAGCACAGTTTGAATCTGAAAGCTATGGACAAGGTGAAGAATTAAATGAACTGCAAAATAGTGCAGAAATGTTTATAGAAGAAAATCAAACACCTGCACAACCTGCAAATCCAAGAATGAATAGAATAAGACAATTTATACAACCAGGTAAATCTATATTTGATACACCTACCAATAATCCTGGTGAAGATGTATCTACAAGTCAATATAAGGCAGCTTCAGGGCAACCTATTTATGATGCAGACATGGTATTAAGAAGAATGGCAAATGTGTTACAGAGTAAAGAAATTATAGCATTAATGAATGATGGGACAGCACAATCTGAATCTGAACGATTTCAATGACAGCTTTTAGGTGGAACTGGGTAGCACCCTGGCAAGAAGACCAGGATGATTTATACAGAGATGAGTTATTAGGACAAGCACAACAAATAGATAATTTTTTTGCTAACAACCCATCAATACCTTACAACATGTCTGAGATATCTAAGACTTATGGTTTTTTACCAAAAGACGTGCAGGTTGCAGGTGCATTAATGGGATTAACAAAAGACTCACCAGAATTTACAAGTATTGTAGAAAGATTTTTAGAAAAAGAAACATCATGGTGGGAAGGTGTTAAGGCTGCAGGAAGAGGTGCTATAAGAGGTGCAGTAGTTGGAATGGAATCTGCATCACAGTTTGTAAAAAAATATGGACAAGCAGGTATGAAATATTATTCTGCAAGAAAAATGAATCCGTTACTTGCTTTTACAGGTGTAGGCACATTAGTACCATTACTTGACCCTAATGGTAGAAATGAGTTTGTACAATCTTTAAAAGACCAAGGACCTACAGTTGCTACAAGAGCCTTCCAAGAATTACGTGCAGGAAGAAAAGTAAACTTAGGTCAAGGATATTTTGGTAATTCTACAGTTGCAGAAAATACAGAAGTATATAAAGAGTTAGTTGGTAGAGGTGCAAATCCTGATGAAGTAAAACAAATCATACAAGAATATTATGGTAAACCAATTACACAATTAGAAATGAATACAAGAGAAGGTCATGCAGGTACTTATAGAGGTAGAAAGGGTACTGTAAAATTATCTCCTGGTCGTGTAGCTGCTGTTGAAGTATTTGAACCAGGAACAAAATCTTTTAATTTATTATCAGGAATTATTGATGGAGCTTATACAGTGCTTACTGACCCTGCAACTTATGCTGGTGGTGCATTAGCAAAAGCAGGTGCAATAAAAAAATCTTTTAATTTAAATGAAACTAAAAAAGCAAGTGGATTAATAGATAGTGTTGTAAGGAAAACAGTTAAGATACCAAAAGCTAGAGAGTTTTATTTTGAAACAAAAGCTGGTGATGATATTGCAGATTTGTTTGCTCAAGCAGATACGTACGATGAAGTACAAATATTATTAGGTGGACAAGGTAAAAAAATCTCAGATAAAACAATAGCAAGAACAGCAGGTGGAGCAAAACTTTATAGGAGATTAAGAGATACTAAAGACAAACAAGCAATAAAAAATATTCTTGTTAATGCTGCTGAAGACATTACTGCTGATGCTATGGAAAGGCTTGACCCTACATCATTATTATTTAATGGGACATTGTCAAAAGCTGCAGCAAAATTTGTATATGGTGATAAAGTCTCAGCAGTTGGATTTAAAACTGCAATGAAGTTAAATAGCAAAAATAGTATTTTTGAAAGATTGTTTAATGTATTTCCTGCACCAAGAATACAAACAGATGATTTGAATAGAACATTTTTTGAACTAAAAGATTTTATGAAGTTTGCAAAAGTTGATGATGATATTGCAAAAAGCACATTAGATAGAATAGTTGACGCTATGGATGATGAAGTTATACAAGCTCTTGATGGAAGTCCTGCATCACTACAAAAATTAAATATGATGTTAGATATTTATGGTGGTGAAAATGGTGTCCTTAGACACATTATGGATAAATTTGAAGCTGTAAATATTCCTAGAGGTGTAGTAAATCAAGTTGGTAAATTAGTTGCTAGTGTCGATGAAGCTAATAAATATTTTTATGGTGCATATGGCGAAGAAGCGTGGAACTTACAAAAAATTAGCATATTAGATAAAGGTAGAAATAATTTAGATAATGTTTCTTTTAACATGAAACAAACCTTAGATATTATTGATGAAATAATAAGTAACTCTAATTTTAAAAAGTCTGGAAGATTAAGAACCATACAAGATATAAAAGATGACTTTTTATCTAAAGTTGATTCAGCACAAAGAGTACCAACAGATTTAGCAGAGGCAGAAATCTTACCTGCAAAAGTTATATCAAATGGTGGTAGAGGTACAGAAATACAAGCATTAAGAGTTGCAAAAGAACTTGATATAGAAACAGGGGGTACAGGAACTCCTGGTTTTGGAGACTCTGCACAAACTAAAACAGGTAGTTATGGGCTTCACGAAGCAGAGCTAATAGATTATGGATTGACAGATGATGCAGCAAGACAAGTTGGATTTATTGATGAAACAATAAAAAGAACTGAAAATGAAGCAATATTCAAAGATAAAAGAGTAGGAGCTACAACTGTAACATACAATAGATTAAAACAAAAAGTTGCTGAGGATAAAGCAAGATTAAAAGGATTAGAAAAAGCGTATAAGGAATTAGAGTTATCTCCAGTTAGAGATGATTTAAAAATACAAAATAAATTACAAGCTGGTTACATTGCAAGAAAAGCATTAGATGCTGAAGATGTAAGAATAAAGAATGGAGATGCTCCTGAATTATCTATTGGTGCAAGATTAGAATTAGAATCTAAAGCGTCAATACTTAGATACGCAACAAACTTAGTAGAAGAAGGTCCAAATAAAATATTACAATATGATAGCTTTGACATGCCTGGTTATCAAAGAGCATACAAAAATTTACAAAAAAGAATCAATACTGAAAAACAAACTCTTGCAAAACATGAGACACAATTACAAGCACGTCTTAATGATATTAATGATGACTCTACTGTCAAAAAATTAGAGGCATTACAACGTGAAAGAAATAGATTAACTTCTAAAAATATAAATGAAAAGATGCCAGCTAATAAATATTTTGTTGCAAGAAGTCAAAAAAATATTGATGATGCAGATATAACTATTGCAATAATAGATTCTGTTACTAATCCAGCAGGTAAAGGAACTACTGGTGCAATAAACTATGCAAGAAAGGGTAAATGGTCACAAGCTAAAATACCTGAGCAAGGCGTGTATCAAGGTAACAGACCATTAGTAATAGTTGATACTGCACAAAGAATAGATAATAAATTTGTTCAAGAAATACATGAACTCATTAAAAAATATCCAACTGTAAATATTATTGGTCCTAGAACAGGAGATGCGTCAAAAATAACACCTGTACTAAAAACTTTATTTACAAAAACACAAGATGCTTTTGATACTAAAGCAGGATTTAAAGTATTTAAAAATGCAAAAGTATCTCCAAACCAAATACTTAATTATTTTTCTGACATAACAACAGAAGATGATGTATTGACAACAGCTACAAATACTTTAATGAAACGTGCTAATTTTGATGAATTAGAATCAGTTGTTGGAAGACCTACAGCACATTTAATTTCAGAGTATTTAGCATCAGGTTCATTACCTTTACCAGATGCAAGATTATTTTTAAGAGTGTTTTCACCAGCAAGAGAATTTTGGACAAGAATTATACCTAGTTCAAAGAGACCAAGTGTAACTTCTGCAAGAAGAACTGTTGATTTAGAAGATGGAAGAGAATTTGAAGTTTCTGAATTTGAAGAAATGTTAGCAAAACCAGTTGCTGAATTATTTGAATTACAAACAAATGACCAAAAAGGTATAACAGATTGGTTAAAAATGACTGTTAAAACTGCAAGAAAAAGATTTGATTTATCTGCTGATGATGCAGATGCTAATGCATTAGTTCAAGGTTGGTTATCTAAGTTAGGAGATAACTATATGAATAGAGCTTGGAAACCATTCATACTTCTTAGAGGTGCATGGACAGCAAGAGTTGTTGGTGAAGAACAAGTTAGAATGTGGGCTGCAGATTTAGATAATGTATTTACACACCCATTGTCAGCATTTGCTTGGATATTAGGTAAAGACAGAGAATCTGTTTTAAGAAGAGTAAAAGGATATGAAAACCTTGATATAGATAGAACAATACAAAGAGGTATGTTTAGCATACGAGACAATGAAATATTAGCAGACAGTATTTATCATAAAGCAAGTATGTCTATGTCACATAATGGCATTTTAGATGGTGATAAACTTAAAAGAACTTTTGCATTCAAATCGGTTCAAAAAGGAGAAAAAGGATATCACGGAGCTGCAGTATCAGAAATATTTCAATTAGTAGATGACCCTATTGCTGCAGAAATAGCAACACTCAAAGGTGGTGTTGATGATGTTAAAGCAGGGCTACAAAATATAAAAGATAGATTTTGGAATAAAGATGGAGACTTAAGTAGTTGGAGAACAGCTTTAGCTTATGGTTCTGATGAAGCAGGTAAATATCAAAAAATAAAAATATTAAACGATAGAAAATGGGCTGATGATTATATTGACTCAGTAGCAGCTAGAGTTCATTATAAAACAGGTGGAAAGTATAAAGTTACAGAAGTAAAACCAGATGGTACACGTGTAGTTTTTGAAGATATGGAGGGAATGACAAGAGTCAGAAAATCTCCACAATCAGAAATAGAATTTGAACTTATTGAAACTGGAGATGCAGAATTACTAGAGCATATATCTAAAGGTAGAAACGCTATAGATGATAAAGCAATACTTGTAGATATTGATGGTAAGACTGTAGCTATAGGAAGAAAAGCAAGTATTGGTAATAAAAAAGCATATACAAAGTGGTTAGCTAAAAAAGACCCTTATAAATCAATGCACGTGATGAAAAAATCTGTATTTGATATGGATGGAGAAAGAGTTAGTTCTTACGATGCTGCTATAGAAAGATTATTTAGTATTGTTATGTCAGCACCTACAAATAGACTTTCACGTTCTCCTGCATTTAGACAATTCTATTGGAGATTTATAGAAACTAACATTGCTTATTTTGATGATGGACTTAGACAACAGATTAAACAACAAGCACAAGCTTCTAACTTACCAAAGAAATTTATAAAATCACTAGATACAACAGGTAAGGTATCAGCAGATGAAGGTAAACTTCTTAGGTTAGCTGACTTAGATGCTTTAGACGATACAGCAAAAGCATATGCATTAGCAGAAACACAATCACTTCTTTATGATTTAAACAGAAGACATGTTGTTTCTGATATGCTACGTTTAGCATTTCCATTCGCAGAAGTATATATAGAAATAATGGGTACTTGGTCAAGATTATTAAATCAAAAAAAATTCCTTGCAACAAGAAAGATTACACGAGGTATTGATGGTGCAAGAAAAGCTGATTTAAATAATGATGACGAAGGATTCTTTCATACAGATGCTATGACAGGAGAAGAAATGTTTTTCTTTCCAGGTTCAGAGTTTTTAACAAACTGGATGTTTGATGGTAATAGAGATTCAAGAACAGTAAAAAATCCTGTAACAGGAGAAGAGCTTGCTGCACCAGATGCAAAAATAAATCTTAAAGGCTATGTATCTTCTTTAAATATGATTGTAGGTAATCCTGCTCCTGGTCTTGGACCTTTAGTTGGTATACCTGCATCAAAGATATTACCTGAAACAGAATTAATAGACAAAGTATTTTTTCCATATGGAAGAGAAACAAAAAGTGCATTAAGTCCAGCTACATATGCAAATGCACTTATACCATCTTGGGCAAAAAAAGCAATGTCTATGGGTGCATCAGACCCTGATATGCAAAGAGGATTTGCAAATACTTACAAAGATGTAATTAAGATGTTTGTTACTACAGGATTATATGATGATACTACACCAGCTAAACAAGCAAGAATGTTAGAAGAAGCTAAAAAGACGGCTATGTTTTTAACTGCTGCAAGAACTTTTATACAGTTTGCTGCTCCTACAGGTGCAGTTATTAGATATGATATTGAAGTTGCACCAGGAGGACGATTATTTGTAGACCCATTACAAACAAAAGGTGATGACCCTAAACATCATTTTTATGGAATGTCAATACTTACAGATGCATATTATAGAATACTTTCAAAATATGGAGGAGACCAAGTTCTTGCTACAAAAGAATTTGTTAATCAGTTTGGATTAGACCCAACAGCATTATTAGTTTCTAAATCAAAAGAAATTAAAAAAAGAAGTTATACAGATGAAGGTGTAAAGTTTGGCAGAGACAATGAAGAAATATTAAAAATATATCCAGATGTTGGATATTATTTATTCCCAGATAATCCACTTGATGAGTTTAGTTTTGTAGCTTGGGCTGATTCATTTGCAGATAGAGACAGAGTAGATTTATCTGAAGATGAGTATGTTACTGCTGTAAGACAAGCACAAGGTAGATTAGCTTATGAATATCAAAGAAGATTGTTATTTGAATCAGGCGCTCACAATAATTTAACTCCTGAAAGAAAATACGAAATACTTACAGATTATAGAATGGCACTACGACAAGAATATCCAGGTTATGGACAAACATCTACAACTGCAAAAGCTATTGATGCTGAATCAAAAAGACTACAGCTTATCGATATGATTCAAAGAGAAGGAGAAAGAACAGTAACACTACCTAGTGGAGAATCATTAGCTCTTAAAGAATTACCATCGATGCAAGGTTTAGTTCAATATTTAGAAATAAGAGATAGTATTCTTGCACAAATACAAAGAAGAGATGGACCTAGAGCAACCCTTAAAAGACAAGAATACACATATTTTAGAGAAGTATTAAGAAGAAAAGCACAAGAACTATTTTCACAGTTTCCAGATTTCTACTATGTTTATGATGATATACTAAGGTTTGAAGTAGAAGAAGAGTTTACCGATGTATTTACACCTATGGAGTATTAATGAATAAAAAGAAAAAAGGACTTTTTTATAGATTAGGAAGAGCTTGGTCAGATACCAAAGCATCTGGATTTACTTCTGTTGACCCTGCATATTTAGGACAAAGCCCTGAATCTTTTATTGGTTCTTTGCTTGGTCAAAAAATTGCAGATTTTTTTGATAGTTTACCTGATGAATTAGCAGACGATATATTTGAAGAGTTTGGTAATCCTGAAATGTTAGGAATGACAGGAGAAGCATACTTTGGTTACGTGATGGGTCAAGGTTTAGCAGAGGGTGTAAATAGCTTTAAACAAGGTGTTGCAGATGGTGCATTAGAAGATAGAACTCCTGATGAAATAGATGCACAAAGAGAAGCTGCTGGTTTAATTGCTGGAGATAGTGTTGAAGAATCTCAAGTAGCATATTCAAATATTGTTCAAAGAGTTGCAGAAACATCAAGAGCTAGAGTAAAAGCAGAAGAAAAAAAACTATCTCCACAAGAGCTTAGAGATGCAGCTTATAAACAATATACAGAGGATGGCAATGTAAATAAATTAATGAATGCTTTTGCTGAAATAGACCAGATTGCAAACAACGAAGAACTTTTATCAGGTGCTTATGAATTTGAATTAGGTTTTACACAAGGAAGTGATATAGGATATTATGGTTTATCAAATGACCCATTTGCTTTAGAAACATACAGAGATTCAGCAGGTAATCAAAATCTTACACCATTATATAATCAAGGTTTAGAAGTTGGATTTTTAGAAAATTTACCTGCTGAAAGGGTTATTGATTTTCAACTTGCATTAGTACAAGCAGGATTTTTAGAACCAAATAGTTTTGCAGAGGGTAGATATGATGAAGCTACACAAAAAGCTGTTGCACAATCATTTTATTACATGAATCCAAAAACAGAATTTGGAATTGATACAAATGATTTAGAAGATATTGCTATTGCATCAGGTGGAAATAATGCAGCTTTCTTAGGTTTTGTAAGAGATTTCTATTTAGATAGTTTAGATAGTATTAAATTTACAGACACAAATCCTATATTTACAGGACCAGATATAGTTTATATTCCAAAACCAGGACTGCTTAACCAACAAATAGAAAATGCAATTACATCTGTTGGACTTCCTAATACTGATTTATCTGTATATGCAATACAGGATTGGGCAAATAATAAAATAAAAGAACTTAACAAAGAAGCTCGTGATTCATATAGACTCAATGCTAATCAATTAAGAATGGCTCAAGAAGATGCCTTGAGAAGAAAGAAATTTAATTTGCCTGATAAACAATATGAAATACAATCAGTTATGAGTTCTGAAGATGTAAGTAATGCATTTGAATATGAACTTAATAAATACATACTCTCTACGTATGGAGAACTTATAGAATCAAATCAAGTTGACCAGGCTAGAAAAGAAGGAACAGCAAGACTTGTTGCTGCTTTTAGTGCAGGTAGATAATGGATGGAGAACAAATTCCATGGATAGATTGGATTAATGAAATAGTAGCTGCTGCAGTTGAATTAAAAGAAGCAGGTATGCCATTAGATTTAGACCCATCAGAAGATTTACAAGTTTTACATAATATGATTGCCATATCTGCTGCTGAATGGAGAAAAGGTAATCAAGTAGATTTAGATGGACCAGGTATGGGTAAAGCAATAGGAGACGAAAAATCTTATTCACCTGCACAAATTTATGAACAAACTTGGGGTAAAGATACAAGTGATGTAGATGTAACAGTTATAAATAATAAATTTGTTCCAGAGTTTCAAAATATTGACGGACCAGAATTAAGTTCGTTAATATCAGAGAATCCTACATTAGCAGCAAAAGCATATTTAATTGTTTTGCAAAGTGCAAATGGATATGATAACTGGTCTACTTGGAATAGTTTTGTTACTAATCCTAAGACACCACAATTCATTGATTATGCAAAACAATATACCTATGAAAAAATAGATGAAATGAATATACCTCCAGATGCTGTAGACCCTGAGAGACTTTATACTCCAGATAGAGAACCAGGTACAGGAAGATTATTACAAGACGGAAAACCAATGCCTTTAAATAAAAGAATAGTATTTTCATCAGTTGATAATAGAAAAAGACAACGAGCTTGGTTAGCTTCGATTAAACTTAAAAATATATTAAGTGATGAAATTTTAGAAGCGATGAGGAGATAATGCCACACGAACCTGGACATACAGAAGAACCAACTGTAGAAAATATAAAAGATTATAGGACTACTGATAATACAGAAGTAAATACAGCAAGTGCTGGTGTATTCTCATATTCTAATAAACCTACACCTGAAGAAGTTTATTATGATGGAGACTTTTATTATTTTCTTTGGGATATATCTACAACACTTGATGAACCACAAGGGACTTCTTATTTAGCATACAATGCTGGAAAAAAATATAATCCTTATGGTTTTGGAGATACTGTAGCTGGAAACAAAAGAGTAGGACCACGAGCAGTTACAACACCACCTGGAGTACTTTTAGGCGAAGATATTCTTATGGTAGGTGATATATCTAATAAGTATGCAAACCTTGATAACTGGAGTCCAGGAGAAACATTTGATGACAGAATATTACTTTATGAAGATGTAGCTCCTTGGTTTTTTGATGCAGTGGTCGATGCAGATGGTAATACTGATTATCCAGGTATGGAATTATTATTTGATTTTATTATAAATGGAACACCAATATCAGAAGATGACCCAAGATTATTAGAAATACAAGCACCATATACAACAGAAACAATTCAATATTTAAATGCATTAGGAACTGAAGGTTACACAATAAACGGAAAGCCTAACCAAAAGTTATTAGCTTTGCGTGAAACAAGAGCAACACAACTTGAAGGTGCTTTTGTTAGACTAGGTATAAATCCAAATGACTACAAAAAAGATAATCCAGAACTATATGAGCAGCTATTACAGAGAGCTGTAGAAGGACAAATTTCAGTTGCACTACTACCTAAATTTATAGGATATGTAGAAAACATTGATGGATATGAAGTGGATGTTAACAGTCCATATTACAATTTGTTTAAATCACAGCAAACAAAGTTGACTTCAGATAGTTCTGGATTAGACTTATCTGATTTTATTTACAATAATAAAAATAATGCAAAAGGTATTTCATATCTAGGTGCAGGTGCATTTAACAGTTTATCAGAAGCAGATAAAAGAAAAGGTGCTATGTTGTTTGCTACTGAGGGAGAAGAAAGTGCAAATGCATATTATCAAAATTTATTTGACAACAATCCATACTTTGAAAGATTTGCAGGTAAAGGATTAAACTACAATAAAGTAGCAGCACCTTACATAAAACTTTATGCTTCAATTTATGGTGAAGCACCAGATGAAGAATCTGATTTCTTTTTATCACAGTTTCAAAACGATTACAATACATCGGCTGTAAATTTTAGACAAAACGCTTATGATACAGGTAATGAGTTTTTTGGATATAGCGTAGCAGACCTTATGAATAAATCATTAGGTGGTCCAGTAGTTAGGAGTATATAGTGGCAACAGTAACTTATTATAGAAAAGATTTTCTAGAGGGATATACTATTGATACGAGTAAAACAAAATTAATACAAGACTTAGAAGAGAATGGATATACAACTAATTTTGCAGAGGCAGAAGCAGCATCTTTTACAGGTGGGGGAGTAAATTTTAAAGGTAATACTGCTGCAGAAGCAGACAAACCTTTATCAGAAACATTTTCAGCTAATTTTACAGTTGAGCAAGCAAAAGTATTACTACCTTACATTACAAAACTTGACCCTCAAAGAGGTGAAAAATTAATTAAAGCATATGTAGATGGATACATTAAGTCTGGAAAAGACACTTTTGCTTTGGCTGCAATGCGTTCAGCTCCTGAATATAGTGAAATGTTTGAAGGTATTCAAAGAACAGATGGTTCTTTAAGAATGACAGAAGCACAGTATCTGCAAAATAAAGAAGCTGTGATTGTACATTTTAATGAATTTAATTTAGGCGGTTATGCAAAAGAAAATATTGATACAGTATTTCCAAAACTTTTAGCTAACAATGTTTCACCAGATGAAATGAGACAGCGATTAAGTGCAGTGCAACAAACAATAGATGCTGTTCCTGATGAGCAAAAATCACAAATTTTAGGACAATATCAAGAGTATTATTCAAATGAACTCGGTGAGTTTGTAGAACCTAAGGCATCAACACTTGTTGCTTTAGCTATTGACCCTGAAGTAAATGCACAAATATTAAATAGAAGATTAAATGTATCACAAATTAGTGCAACATTCGAAAGAGTGACAGGAGAAGATATAGACTTTGATGCTGTACAAAGACTTATCGGTAGTGGTTTAACTGCACAAAGAGCTGCTGGAGAGTTTGAAACAGCTACAGCTAGAGCTATTACAGCATCAAGATTAGCTAGAAGATTTAATAGACCTGATGAAACATATACAGCATTAGAGTTTGCAGAGTTTGGAGCAGCTCCTGATACAGATTTTATGGAACAAGTAGGTTCATTATCAGCACAAGCAGAATCAGCTAGTGCAGTAGCAACAGGTGCTAGACAAAATAGACAAGGTGCTGTAACTGGCTTGACAGAACAATAAACCTGCTATACTAGATGTAGTGCCTGGCAGGATTCGGCACACAAAATATAGGGCTGCAAACGCGATGACACAGCCAAGGTGTGTTGTTTGACATTCGTAAATCCTTGTGAAATCCCCTTAATTACCTAGCGATTATGTTATATGGGATTAAATATGCTAGAGAAAATGGAGAAAATAATGGAAGAAAATAAATTAGACCAAGCTACAGAAGATGCAATTGAAGAAGCTGTAGAATCTAACGACAATATAAAACAACTTAGAGATGAGTTCAAAAAACTCAAAGCTGAGAATAAAGCATTTAAGGCACAAGCCATGAATACTGCATTAGAGTCATTAGGTTTACAATCTGATAAAGGTATTGGAAAAGCCGTAACAAAACTTTACGATGGAGAAATGAATGTAACTGATATCAAAGATTTTGTTAACAATGAATTTGGTGATGCTATTAATGCTGAGCCTGTTGTTGAAGATAAAATTACTGATAATGTTACTGAAGCTCAAGGAAGAGTTGAACAGCTAAATAAACTTGGTGTAAATGCTGAACCTGTTGATATATCACAAGAGTTCAACAAATTCATTAATGATTCCAACACAAGTACAAGAGATTCAATCAATGCAAAACTGCGTATGATTGACACTCTTAATGAACAAGACAAAAGATAATTTATAGGAGAAGATAAAGATGGCAAGTATATCGTTAACAAATAATACGATTTATGCACAAAACATTAATAACTTCGCTGGTGAATTGTTTAAAGTTGGTGGTCAAAGAACACCTTTACTATCCGCAGTTGGCGGTTTAAATGGTGGAAGAGCAATCAATTCTACATATTGGCAAGTCCAAGTAGAAGACAATGCTAAGATTTCCACTGAGCCAACTAAAGGTCAAGAAGGTTCTACACCTACAGAATTTCTTGGAAGAGACAGGGCTGCATATACCTATGTAACACAAATCTTTCACAAGGGTGTACAAATGACATATACCGCTTTAGCATCTACCGGAAACCAAAATCCTCTAGACTTATCTGCAAATATTGTTAACTCATCTAATGGAGATGGAACAACAACTGCAGCAGATAAACTAGCATTTTTTGGTGGTAGTCCAGTGGCAGATGAATTTGCATTGCAAATGGAAAAAACAATGGAAAAAATAGCAAGAGAAGTTGAGTGGTTTTGCTTCAACGGTTCTTTCTCAGATGGTGCTAATACCACACCAGGTGATGGAACTAGAGAAATGTACGGTCTTGACGTATGGATTACAATCGGCAAGAACGCTAGCAACTCAGCAGCAGTTAACCCATTAGGCGGTAACTGTTTCTACAATGACACAAACGGAGATGGTTCTGGTTCAACACAAGTTCTTTCTTTCGCAACTATTTCAGGTGCGTTAAAGAGAATGTATGATAACCATGCACCAATGAATCAACCTGTGTTAGCTGTTACTCCAAAACAATTACTAGACCTTAACAATGAACTTGTTAAAGGAACAGTTGATATTGCAGGAGCAATTATTCCTAGAGATAGAAATATTGCAGGTGTTGATATTGATACAATAGTTACACCATTCGGTTCAATCGGAATGATGATTATTGACCCTGATATTATGCCTGATAACACTGCATTCATCTTAGACTTAGCACACATAAACCCAGTGTTTACCAATATCCCAGGATTTGGAACTGTGTTTGTTCGTGATATTGACCAAGATGCAAACGCTAGAATTGGAAAAGCTGTTTATATGGAGATGGGATTCGAGTTCGGACCTCCTTCATATCACTGCAAAATTCAAGCAGTAAGTTAATAAAAAAGCATTGAAGATTAGGGTGGAACTCCACCTCCACCCTTTTCTTCTGCTATAGTGAGGAAGATATGATTAAATCAAAATTAGCATTAATAGATATATCATCAGATAATAGTAATTCATTAGGAGTATCAACTGACGGAATGTTACTTTGTGGTGTTCAATTTCCTGCAGCAATGACAGGTTCAAACATTACATTTGATTTTTCTTTTGACAATTTAGCTTATGTGGATGTCAAAGAAACAGATGGAACAGAGACTTCAGTAACTGTCTCAACAGGTGATTTAGTTAGGCTTGACCCAAGTGGTTTTGCTTTTGCAAGTAATGGATTTTTAAGAGTTACATCTGACGGTAATGAAGCTGCAGACAGACAAATAATTCTACATTTCAGACATAGTTAGGAGAACCAATGGCTAATATTGGTAATCTCGTAGATAGAACCTTTAGAGAGTATCTTGAACCTATGGATGATTTAGTAAGTTATACAACATTATCCACAGGAGTAAATGATTCAATTACAAGTATTGTATTTGATGGAGACTTGTTATCTGTTGAAGAAGAAGATGCTTTAGATAAAGGCACAATAATAGAAATAAATCAGGAACTTATGATATGTACTGATTTAAATGCTGTTACAAATACAATAACTGTAAAAAGAGGAATGAAAGGAACAACAGCAACAGCACATACAGCAGGTGATTTAATAAAAATATCTCCACCTTTTCCTAGAAAAAATGTTTTTGATGCTGTGTGTGACCAAATAAAAAATTTATATCCTACATTATTCGCAGTAGAAACTAAATCAGTTACTGCTAAAACAGGATATATTCCTATGGATGGAGCTAATGATAATTATATAGTTGCACCTATAAGTGCTATATCACAAATGACAGACTTTGCTGCAGGTTCTGATGAGACAGGAATAGTTTATCAAGGTGTGGCTGTAGAACTAGTAGATTTACCTAACCCATTTACTTATAGAGATTCTGATGGTGTTTCTCAAACAATTACATATAGTAATAATGGACCTAATAAAGTAAATGCTTTGCAAGTATATGGAGTTTCATCTGGACATACTGTTTTTGTTACTTTTAAAAAGAAATTTATAGAGCCAACTGCAGAGGCAGATACACTTGCAACAGTAGGTTTAGAAAACGAATATGAGCCTATCATTATGGCAGGTGTTGCAGCACAACTTATTGCAGGTCGTGATATTCCAACAGCAACTGCTGATTATATTTCTGACCAACTTGCTACATCTACTTTTCCTGTAAACTCTGCATCAAACATAAGAACATCATTATTAAGATATCAAAGTGATTTAATAGAACAAGCAAGGAAAGATTTAAGAGCTAGATATCCAGAACCAGTTGCTCTTAATAAAATAACTTATGCCTAGAGTAGCAACTTCAATAAACATAAGTAATCCTAAAAGATATGGATATGATATAAAACTTGATGATATCTTACTAAGAGCAGCTATTGGTCCAGGTAGAGATATGACTATACAATCATCAGATGTTGAAGGTGGGCAAGTTAATGTAAAACAAAATGCAGAAGACTTTACATCAAACTTAGGTAGAGTATTTTCAAGAAATGATTTTAGTGGTGGTTCTAATTTAGATAGCGCTCATAGAAGAGACGGTACAGAAAAAGATACAATAAGATTTTGGGATAGTTCAGGTGTTGATGTATTTGGAAAAGACTTAGGTAATTCTTACAATATATCATTACTAAACACAACTACAAATTTAAGAAGTCTTTCATCAAGTGATGCTGATAATTATCTTGCACAAGTAGGAACTACTATATACGTTTCAGATGATGCAACATTATATAAATCAGATGATGGTGGTGAAACCTATTCAGTACAATCTCATGGAATTACTGGTGGTCAACAAATTAAAGGTATGGCTGCACATGGAGATTTATTGTATATGGTTGCTAATAACGGTTCTTCTGCAGGAGAAATAGAAACGTTAAATTCTTCAGGTACTTCTACACAAAAGTCAACAGCACATCAATTTGATGGTATATGGTCAGTTAAAGGAAAGTTTTTAGTATCTGCAGGTACAGGCATTTATGAATATGATGGTGCTACAACTGTAAGTTCAGTATTAGTTACTTTAGCATCTGGTGAAACTTGGACAGATGTAGTTGATGCTGGTGCTGTTGTATTAGCTACAGCTACAGATGGAAGAATATATTCTTTTAAAGATGTATCTGGCTCTTTTACACTAAAAGGACAAACAGAAATTACTAATGAAATTCCTACTTGTATTGCAGAATCAAATGGAATTGTATTTTATGGAACTAGAGAAGACCAAACTACAGCCAAAAAAATAGGTAGATTATATAGAGCAAATTTACAAACAGCAGATGACTTATATGTTCTTGGGGATAATCAATTAATAAAAGAGTGGGATATTGATGGGATAGATGCATCACCAAAAAAGATATATGCAACAAGAGATTCTGTTTACACAGGTATAAAAGAATCTGCTTCAACAAGTTTTTTATGGAGATACTATTTACCTTCTGCTGGTATTGCTAGATATTATAAAGCTGCAGCAGGTGGATTAGTTACAGGAATATGTAAATTAAATGAAAAGTTTTCTTTTATAGTTTCTGGCTCAGGTTTATTTGCACAAACATCTGTATTTGAATCTGAAGGTTTTTTATTGTTACCTGCAGTAGATTTCTTTACAGCAGAAAATAAACAGTTTGTTGGTGCAGAAGTATCAACAGAATTGTTAACTGCTGGTACAAGTGTTGAAATAGATGTATCTACAAAATTTGAATCATTAAACAACTCAGGAGATAGTTCTTTTGATAATGTTATAACACAAACTACAGGTACTGGTGACAACGAAGTTCAGATTGAAAAAGTATCAAGATATTTAGTAGGTAAGATAACTTTAAAAACTTCTAACACTGCTAATACACCTAAAGTAAAATCTGTACAGTTTCGAGCATTAGCAAGACCAGAATTAGTTGTAGCAAGAATACCAATAAATATATCAGACAGAGTAAATAGACCAAATAGAAAACCAATTAAAGTTAAAGGTTTAGGAGATACTTTGTACAATGCATTAAGAGATAAAGAAGGTGATGCTGTTACCCTTGAAATCTTTGACCCTAATGAAATTATTAGAGGTGTTGTAGAAAGTATAAGTTATCCTATACAATCTAATTCAGAAGTAGGAAGTGTAGTTCAATATGCTATACTTACAGTGCGTGGAACGAGACAGAATGTTGTTACTGATGTAACTTCTGCAGAAGTGTTTGGTATCAACGCATTAGGATTTATGAAATTTGGAGCTTAAGTGACTGCACAAGAAGTAAAATTTGCAAACTTTTTTGAAACAACTTTAAGTGGTGTATTAGCATCAGGTAGTACATCAGCAACTTTGACTGCTGCACCTACATCAAATGGTACATCAAATATTGCAGCACCATATTATCTAGTATTAGACCCTGACAGTGCATCAAATAGAGAAGTTATATTAGTAACTGGTGCATCAGGTACAACTTTATCTGCAGTAACTAGAGATGTAGAAGGTAGACATACATCTGACCCTACACATGCAGATGGAACTGTAGTACGTATGGCAGTTGTAAAAGAAATGTTTGAAGATATTCACGATAGAATTGATGCAGGTCCTACATCAATAGCTGCAACAATTATTGGTGATGGAAGCATAAGCAATACAGAGTTTCAAACTTTAAATAATGCAAGTTCTAATATTCAAGCACAAATAGATGGCATAACAGCAGGAACATCATCACAAACTATTGAAATATCAGTAAAAGTAGCAGATGATGGCTCAGGTTCACAAAATGTTTTTTACTTTTTATCAGGAACTGATAGTGGTGCAGGAACAAGGTCAACTAATTTTATATTAAAAGTAGGTTTTAAATATAAATTTGATTTATCTGATTCATCTTTATCAGGACACAATTTTAAATTTTCTACAACAAGGGATGGCTCTCATAATGGTGGTTCAGAATTTACTACAAATGTTACTACAGTCAATAGTCCAGGAAGCACAGGTGCATATGCACAAATAGAAATAACTCCTGAGACATTAGGCATAGCAGGAGCTGTCACCAAATTGTATTACTATTGTTCTATTCACTCAGGTATGGGTGGACAAGGTGAGATAACATTGTACCCAAGTGCAGGTACAACAATAGGAACAGTCTTGGCATTAGGAGGATAATATGAGTATGCTTATGATGCTTAAAGAAGGTGGAAGTTTACTCATAGATACTATTGGTAATCAAGCTATTGATGATGATATAGATTTATTACCTGATAGTGGAGGTGCAGGAATAAGTCTTGCACTAAGATTAACCTATGAAGGTCTTTCAGTTACAAGCGTGACTGCAACACAAAGTCGTGCTATAGTATTGGGAGATAGTTAATTAATTAATTATATTGGAGATAAATTATGGCAGAAGCGTTTCAAACAGTCAATACAGCATTAGGTTCTAGTGCTGATGCAGTAGTTTATACTTGTCCTGCTAGTAAGATTGCAGTGGTTATCCATTGTCAAGTTGCTAACGTAGACGGTACAAATGCTGCAGATTTAAACGTTGACATGAATGATGGTTCAGTTGTCGCAGCTCTAGTATCAGCATTATCAGTACCAGCAAAAACTGCAATAAATCCTATTGGAGGAAAACTAGTACTAGAAGCTGCTGATGAACTTAGAGCATGGGCAGGTGCAGCATCAGATTTAGAAATGACACTCAGCGTTCTTGAAATAGACGTCTAAACAAGGAGTTTTTTTTAAATGGTAGAAAGAAAAAAATACGGATTTATAGGAAATGTAGCAGATGATACTGCTGCACTTCAAGGTGTATTCTCATTAGAAGATATCACTAACCTAACAGAAGATAGCAACTGGGGTGGTAAAGCATCAGTTGAGTTTCTTTGTATAGGTGGTGGTGGAGGCGGTGGAGGTTCTACTGCTAGTGGTGGTGGAGCAGGTGGATATAGAACAGGAACAGTAGGTTTACTTACTGGTGTAGAATACACAATTACAGTTGGTGGTGGTGGTCAAGGCGGTAAGGGTGCAGGTCATGGTACAACTGGTGGCAATGGTGGTTTTTCAAGAATTGCAGAAACAACTTCAGGAAATATTTTAATAAACTCCACAGGTGGTGGCGGTTCTGCTGCTGTAGGTGGTTCAGGCGGTGGCTCTAGCAAAGCAGGCAATGGTGGAGGTTACTCTCCTGCTGAAGGAAATAGCGGAGGTAACTCAGGTGGAGGAGGTGCAGGTGGCACTGGTGGTAATGCTTCAGGTCAAAACAGAGGAGCAGGTGGTTCAGGTGCTTCATCATCTATTACTGGCTCTGCTGTAACTCGTGCAGGAGGCGGTGGTGGCGGTGCTTACTATCGTATCTATGCAGGAGGAGAACAACACGGTGGCGGTGGAGGCTCTGGTGGCGGAGGCTCTGGAGGTAAAGGTGGAGGCGGTGGAGGCGGCTCTGGAAACAAAGGTGGCGGAGGCGGTGGCGGAGGTCACGGAAACCACGGACAAACTTTTAACGGTGGTGGAGGTGGTTCAGGAGTAGTTATTCTTAGCAGCACATCTGTAGCCACAGCAACATCAGGTTCAGTAACTGCATCAACAAGCGGTGGAAATCAGATATATACATTTACTGGTTCAGGAACGATTACATACTAATGGCACACTTTGCAAAAATAGGAGATGACAACATAGTAGAACAAGTTATTGTTGTTGGAAATGAAATTACAGACCCTGAAAATACAGGTACAGATACAGAACAACTTGGCTTAGACTTTATTGCTGATGTTTTAAAACTAGAAGGAACATGGGTACAAACATCTTACAATGATAACATTAGAGGTGCTTTTGCACACATTGGCGGTACTTATGATAGCAGTCTTGACAAATTTCAAGAACCAAAACCTTTTGATAGTTGGACTTGGGATGATACTAAAAACGAATATGTAGCTCCATTACCTCATCCATTAGCAGACATAGACCCAAATGATGAAGCAGCACAACCTGACTACGTTACAAGTAAACCTGCTGATGAAATATGGATACATAGATGGAATGAAGAAGCATATCAAGCTGATAATACAACAGGTTGGGAATTTGTTCAATGGACACAAGCTGATGAAGATGCATTACAAGGACAAAATTTAGGCGATTAACTAATATAGGTGGAGAATGAAAACAATATTCACATCTGATGTCGTAGGACACAGAGACATAAAAGAATTTCAACCACAACCTGCTAAAAACTTTATGCCTGATTGGTATAAAAAAATGCCTTCAGATGTACAGTATGATACAGATTACAAAAAAATACCTAACTTTAGAACAGCAAAACTATGTCCTAATTTTTCAGATATATTTACTGAAGGATTTGTTTTACCTGCACCTTGTGATATATGGCTAAGTGTTCCTGGAGATAAAGTAGATGATTGGATGTGGAAGACATCTAATTCAGCATTTGGTTTAGAAATGCACGGACAAGGACAGTTACATAATTATTTACCTAATCCTGTAGTAAAACAAATATTTAAATTAAATTATCCCTGGAGAATAATTCTACCTAAAGGTTATAGTGTAAGACAAATACCATTATTTTATGATTACAATCCTGATTGGCATGTAGCTTATGGTGTTTTAAAAGCAGATGTTGTTAATGAAATAAACTTACAAATTTGTTATACAAGTGAAGATAAAGAAGTTCTTATAAAAGCAGGAGAACCTTTATGTTACTATGTGCCATTTAAAAGAGAAGATTCTAAATTAGTTATAGATAATAACTATGATAAGTATAAACCACAGATAGAAGGCAGTATGCATAGAGCATTATCTAAATTTAAAAATGGTTATAGAAGATTTAACAAATGATAGATATAAAATTTCAAACACCTGTAAAAGGATTACTACATTCAGAAGTAACTGTACAACCTGCTAAAAATTTTATACCTGACATATGGAAGAATACACCTGTTGCTGCAGATATAGAACATAATCCACTAGACCCATATAAACATACTGGTCCTAATAGTGAAACAAGAACAGCAAAGTTATGTCCATCTTTTGTAGATGTATTTAACACTGGATATGTAATACCTGCACCTTGCGATTTACAACTAATGTATAACAAAGATAATGGTGATTGGAGATTTGAAACAGGTATACCTGGTATAGAGATAGTTATACATAGTCGTGACCAACTACTTGATTATGGTGATTCTAATTTTGATTTTGTATTTAAACTAGATAATACTTGGGAATGTATTACACCTGATGGCTACTCAATTATGCAAATACCTATGTTGTGGCATGCTAATCCTAATTGGGAAGTAGCATACGGAATAATACACACTGACCAATATCATTTAATTAATCCACAAATTATGTTAAAGAATGGTGTGAAAGATGTGTTTATTGCACAAGGTGAACCATTGTGTTATATAGTTCCATATAAAAGAGAAGAGTACAATTTAATATTACAAGAGTGGGATGAAGAGTTATCTGCTAGAGGTTATGTAAATAATCTTGGTACATTTAGAAATGGATACAGAAAACTTTTTAGGAAACGTAATGCCAAAAAAGATTAAGTTTGTAGCTGTAAATAAAAGATATTCTAAAATACAACCACCACCCAAACCTGCGTATTCATATAAACCTAGTTGGTATTCTTTATCTCCTGTGTATATGAGTAATGGTACGCCTGATAAGAAACTTATGATGACAGATGAGGGTAAAAACATGACCTTTAAAAAATGTTTACCTTTTATTGATACTATGAAATCAGGTTACATTGTAGAGCTACGCAAAGACATGATAGTTCAACACAACAAAGATAATGTTTTTGATTTGCAATGGAATAGTGATGAGCTGTTATTTACAATACACAATACAAGCACGAATATAATAGAACCACCTACTGGATATAACAGTCAAGTTGTAAATTACATATGGAATACAATAATAAAAACTCCTAAAGGCTACAGTTGTTTAATTACACAACCTTTTGGTTGGCATGATACACCACTTAGAATGATACCTGCGATAGTAGATACAGATAAACAAGTATTAAACTTTCATTTTCCTATGTGGTTAAAAGAAAATTTTACAGGAATAATAACTAAAGGCACACCACTTGCACAAATCATACCTTATAAAAGAGAAAATTGGTCCATGGAAACAGACTATCTTGCAGATGGAGAACTAGATATATTAGCTGAAAATGGATTTAATGCTACTATGCAAAATCACTATCGTGATACAAGTTGGTCTAAGAAAAAATTTAAATAATGGTTTATCCCAAATTAAAAAAAACAAAGGTAGGTTATTTTTATATACCTAATGATTTTATGCATCCATCTTTACAGCAAGAGTTACAAAAGATAAATAAAAATGTTTATGGTTGTCCATCTATAGGTGGATTAAACAATAGACTTTTTACTCTACCTAGCATATTAAGTGTTGAAATAGAATTTGGAATTAATAAAGAAGGTCCTTATTACAACTATATGCTTGATGAAAAAGTTCATAGTACATCATCTGATATGCATGAGTTAATGGGTAACATGTTAAGTGTAAGAGCTTCAGATGATGGCAGAGCTGTACTACAACAAACTATAAGTATGATATTTGTAACTGATGATAAAGATTTAGAAATGACTTTGATGAATCCTTTAGATAATGTAGATAAAATTAATTGTTCTGCTGTCATAGGTTCTTTTTATCCATATGCTTGGTTAAGACCTATAAATCTTTCATGGGTGCAAGATAATATAAATAAACCTGCAACAATTAATTTAGTTAGAGATAAACCAAGTAATACAATATTTTTTAATAAACCTATAAATTTAAATGAAATAGAACCTACAGAAAAAATTTTAAAATTTATGTCATACACCACTGCTAGTATTAATTTTCATAGAAATATTCGTACAATATTTCCAACTATTAAAAGGAAACGACCCAAGCGTATGATATAATCCCTTGATGGATTATGT